CGGCTTCGATCCGCGGCTGACCCCGGCGTGGCCGGGCACGTTGCAGGGGGGCTGAGCGGATGTCGGACTATCTGCAACTCGGCCCGGTGAACTTCCAGGATTTCGAACTGCCAGGGCGCATCCGCTTCGGCGGCGCGCAGCGGATGGCGGTGCATGTGCTGCCCGGCGGCGCGCGGGTGATCGACGCGATGGGCCGCGACGACGCGGATGTCGCATGGAGCGGCGCGTTCTCCGGGGCCGATGCCGCAGACCGGGCGCGGTCGATCGACCTGATGCGGGCGGGCGGCGCCATGTGGACGCTGGCGTGGGAGGCATTCTGCTACCAGGTGGTCATCGAGCGGTTCGATGCCACCTACGAGCACAGCAACTGGGTGCCGTACCGGATTTCCTGCAAGGTGGTGCAGGACCTCGCGCAATCCGTCCCGAACTTGCCGACGTCGCTGGCGACCGGCGTCCTGGCGGACCTTGCCGCCGTGGTCGGGATCGGCACGGCGGCCGCGGTGGCAGCGCTGGCGGTGAGCGGCGCGCTGTCGCCGGGGACGGCCGCCTATGCGGGCGCCGTCGGTGCGGTCGGTGCGGTGGCCGGGCAGGCACAGGCCGGCATGGGCAGCGCCGGAAATTCGCTGCTGGAGGCTCAGGACCCGGCCAGCGCCGCGACGGCGGCGGGGCAACTGGCATCGTACGCGGACGCGAACGGTTACGCCGGGCGGGCGCTGGCGAACCTCGACAATCTGGGGGTGTGATGCAGACGATCCAGGTGGCAGGCGGCAACCTGTTCCGCATCGCCATGACCTATCTGGGCGACGCGACGCAATGGGTGCGGATCGCCCAGCTCAACGGCATGTCCGATCCGATGCTGACCGGCACGGTCACGCTGCGCATTCCGAACGTGGACCCGAGTGCGGGAGGCGGCATTGCCGCCCAGTGACAGCATCGGCGAGGCGCTGGCGTTTGCGGGCGAGGCACTGGCGACCGGGCCGGTACGGGCGCCGCGCCTGAACGTGCTGGTCGACGGCCTGCCGCTGGTCGGCGCCACCGAGGCGTCCGTGACGAGTACGGCGTTCTTCTCGGCGGACCGGTTCCGGGTGCGGGCGGCGCTGCGCGGCGACGCGTTCCTATGGGCCGCGGCGACGCAGCTGTTCGTCGATATTCAAATGGCGCTCTCGCCGCTCGGGCCGTGCGTCAGCGTGGTGCAGGGGTTCACCGATCTGGTCAGCATCGACCCGATCGCCGGCACGCTCGTGCTGGAGGGCCGCGACCGCAGCGCCGAGCTGATCGAGGCGCGCACGCAGGAGACGTTCGCCAACCGGACATCCTCGGAGATCGCGACGATCCTGGCGAGGCGGCACGGGTTGGCGGCCAACGTGCAGCCGACGGCGGCGCCGGTCGGGCGCTATTGGGAACTGGAACACGACAGCGTGACGCTGAATGCGGCTGGGCGCGCGACGACGGAATGGGACCTGCTGGTCACGCTTGCCAAGCGCGAGGGCTTCGACCTGTGGGTCTCCGGCGCGACGCTGAACTTCGTGCCGCCTGCGTTTGCGGTGCTGCCGGTGGTGCTGCCGATGACCTCGCTGATGTCGCTGCGGCTGGAGCGTGCGCTGACCTTCGCCGGCGACATCGTGGTGACGGTCAAGAGCTGGCACAGCCGCACCGGCAGCGCGTGCGTGCGCGCGGCGCAGACCGAGCGCGGGGCGTCGTCGTCGCGGGAGTATGTCTACGTCGTGCCGAACCTGACGCCGGATGCGGCGCAGACCTACGCGCAGATGGTGCTGGACGAACTGACGCGGCATGAACTGGTGGCGAACGTCGAGATGCCCGGCGAATTGGTGCTGACGCCGCGCGCATCGGTGCTGCTGCAAGGCACCGGCACGATCTTTGACACGGTGCTGCGCATCGACGAGGTGGAGCGGCGGTTGCACGCGACGCGCGGATTCACCCAGCGGCTGCGCGCTCGGGCCGCGTCGGTAGGATAGGACGATGCAACGCTTCCTCAATTCGCTGAAGGCGCAGGCGGCGGCCCAGGATCTCGCCGGCGGGCGGCCGCGCTTCGGCACCGTGGTCAGCGTCGACCCGAAGCGGCACGCGGCGAAAGTCTCGCTGCAACCTGAAGGCGTCGTCACCGGCTGGCTGCCGGTGCTGAGCCCATGGGTCGGCGCCGGATGGGGCATTTGCGTGCCGCCGATGCCGGGCCAGCAGGTGCTGGTGCTGCCGCAGGATGGCGAGGGCGAACATGGCGTGATCGTCGGCGGCGCCTGGAGCGATGCGTCCGCCACGCCCGGCGCGCCGGTCGGCGAACTGTGGCTGGTGCATCAGTCGGGCAGCTTCATCAAGCTGGTCGCCAACGGCACTGTGCAGGTCAACGGCGATCTGCACGTGAACGGCGATGTCTACGACCGGCACGGCAGCCTCGACCGGTTGCGCGGCAACTACGACGCACACACGCACGGCGGCGTGCAGCCGGGCGGCGGCAGCACCTCGACCACCAGCAACCCCGATCCGGAGTAGGGCATGCCCGATCTGTCGCAGCTGTACGGCAACGACCTGACGGTCGCGCCGGGCGGGGATCTCGCGACCGTATCCAACGCGCAACTCGGCCAGCAGCGGGTGCTGCGGCGGCTCCTGACCAATCCTGGCGACTATCTGTGGAACGCCGGCTACGGCGCCGGTCTCGCGCAGTTCGTCGGACAGCCGGCGAGCGCCGCGCGCATCCGATCGGTGATCCGCAGCCAGATCTTCCAGGAGAGCGCGGTGGCGCGGTCGCCGGAGCCGGCGATCGACGTGGCGGCGGACGCCTCCGGCACCGTCACCGTGCAGATCCGCTACGCCGACAGCACGACCGGCGACACGCAGGCGCTGAGCTTTACCGTCGGAGCGGTCTGAACCATGCAGTTGCAACTTCGCACGTTCGACACCATCGTGGCCTCGGCCGCCGCCGCCGTGCAGGGGGCGGCGGCGACGGTGCTGGACCTGACCGTCGGCAGCGTGCTGCGCGCGGTGCTGGAGGCGAACGCCGGCCTCGGGCTGTGGATGCAATGGCTGATCCTGCAAGTCCTGCAGACCACGCGGGCCTCGACCAGCACGGCAGGCGACCTCGACACCTGGATGGCGGATTTCGGCCTGACGCGGCTGCCGGCGGCGTCGGCCAGCGGCAACGTCACGTTTTCCCGGTTTTCACCGGTCACCACCGCGCTGGTGCCGGTGGGGACGCTGGTGGTGACCGCCGACGGCTCGCAGAGCTTCTCGGTGGTCGCGGACCCGACCAACGCGGCCTGGAACGCGGCGCAGAACGGCTACACGCTGGCCGCCGGCATTGCTTCGGCGACGGTGCCGGTCGCCGCGGCGGTGGCGGGCAGCAGCGGCAACGTGCAGGCTGCGGCGATCAGCCTGATCCAGGCGGCGCTGCCGGGCGTGGACACCGTCAGCAACGCGACGCCGAGCGCCGGTGGCCTCGATGCCGAGGGCGACCCCGCGCTCCGGGCGCGCTTTGCCGCCTACCTGGTCAGCCTGTTCAAGGCGACCACGCAGGCCGTGGGCTACGCGGTGTCCACCGTGCAGCAGGGGCTGCAATACACGATCCAGGAGAATATGACGCAGACCGGCACCGTGCAGCCGGGCAGCTTCGTGGTCACGGTGGACGACGGCACCGGCTCGCCGCCGGGAACGTTGCTGACGGCGGCTGCCAACGCCATCGAGACGGTGCGGCCGGTCGGCTCGGTTTGGACCGTGGTGGCGCCGATCGTGACCACGGCGAACGTCAGCATGGCGATCGCGACCGCGCCGACTGCCACCCACGCGATGGTGACGGCGCAGGTGGCGGCGGCGCTGACCAGCTTCATCGATGCACTGCCGGTCGGCGCCCCGCTGCCGTGGTCGCGGCTGGCGCAGGTGGCGTACGGCGCCTCCACCGCCGTCACCAACGTATTCGCGGTGACGCTGAACGGTGCCGCTGCCGACGTGGTGCCAGGGCTGGGCGGCGTGGTGAAGGCCGGCGGCATGACCGTCATTTGACCGCGACGATCGGGCAGGGGGGAACGACATGATCGGCGATGCCAACGACATGAAGTCGCGGCTGCAGGCGCTGCTGCCGCTGCGCTGGTTTCCCGACGCCACGCCGGTGCTGTCCTCGGTGCTGTCGGGCCTGTCCGACGGGTGGGCGTGGCTGCACGCGATGCTTGGCTATGTGTCTCAGCAGACGCGGATCGCCACGGCGACGGACAGCTTTCTCGATCTGATCTCGCAGGACTTTCTCGGTGCCGCGCTGCCGCGCCGGTTCGGCGAAACCGACAGCGCGTTCCGCGCGCGCATCCGGCACGAGCTGCTCCGGCCACGCGCGACGCGCCCGGCGCTGGTCGGCGAACTGACGAACCTGACAGGGCGGGCGCCGATCGTGTTCGAGCCCGCGCGACCAGCCGACACCGGCGCCTGGGGGCAGGCGCTCGCCTATGGCTCCCTGGGCGGCTGGGGCAGCCTGAAGCTGCCGTTCCAGGTGTTCGTCACCGCGTTCCGTCCGACCGGCACCGGCGTGCCGCAGGTTGCCGGCTGGGGACACATCCCGGCCCACGCCGCCGCCGGTGGCTGGGGCAGCGGGGCGATCGAATACGTCAGCTTCGCCATGGTGCAGAGCCAGGTGACCGACGCCGAGATCAACGCCGCGATCGCCAGCACCGTGCCCGTCGCGGTCACGGCGTGGACGCGCATTTCCAACTAGCGACGCGGCGGCCCTCCGCCTTCACGCGCCACCGAACCCACCACACGAGGATCTGATGGACCGCATCATCGTCTATCCGGGCGCGATCCCGCTCGATACCGATCTGCTCAACACCAACCGCAACACGATGATCGCGTTGCACGCGCTGATCTCGGCCACGCTCGGCACCAATGTCGCGGTGGACGGGCTCGGCGTGACGGCGACGCTGCCGGCATCGATGCAGGTGATCGTCGGCCAGGGCAGCATGACGCAGTACGGGGTCGTGGACACCACGCCGTACGGCTCGCTGCCGGCGGACCTGAACGATCCGCTGGTGAAGATGGGCGTGATGCTGTCGTCGCAGACGCTGACCGTGACCGCGCCGACCACGGCGGGCACCTCGATCGCATACCTTGTCGAGGCCAACTTCAACGAGTCCGACCAGGACCCGGTGGTCCTGCCGTATTACAACGCCGCCAACCCGGCGATGCCGTATCTCGGGCCGGGCAACAGCGGCGCCTCGCAGGCGACGGTGCGGCAGCAGCAGATCACCGTGCAGCTCAAGGCTGGCACCGCGGCGCCGAGCGGGACGCAGTCGGTGCCGCCGGTCGATCCGGGCTGGGTGGGGCTGGGGGCGATCCTGGTGGCGGCCGGGCAGACGCAGATCACCAACGCCAACATCTTCCCGGCGCAGACCACGCGGTTCACGCCGTGGAAGCTGCCCGACCTGACGCCCGGCTACGCATTCTCGCAGGCGTTCACCACCGGCGGCACCTTCATCGTGCCGAACCAGGTGACCCGGCTGCGCGTGACCGTGGTCGGTGCCGGCGGGGCCGGCGGCAGCTGTGCGAGCGGCAGCACCCAGGGCGGCGGCGGCGGCGGCGCAGGCGGGCGGGGCAAGCTGTGGCTGAGCGGCGTCACTTCCGGCGCGCTGATCCCGGTAACGGTCGGTGCCTCCGGCGTGGCGGTCGGCGCGGGCACCGGCCTGCCGGGCGGCAGCAGCAGCTTCGGGACCTACTGCACGGCAACCGGCGGGGCCGGCGGCACCCCGGCGACCGGCGGCGCGTCCGGCATCGGCGGCTCGGGCGGCGGCGTCAGCGGCGCGAGCGTGGCCTATCCCGGCTCGTCGGGGACCGATGCGGTGCCCGGCGTGGCGCGCGGCGGCGATGGCGGCGGCCCGGGCGGCGGCAAGGGCACCAGCGGCACCGGACCCGGCGCCAACGCGGCGAGTTGGGGCGGCGGCGGAGGCGGCGCCAGCGGCTCCGGCTCCGGCGGCGGCAGCGGCGGCGGCGGCCTCGTGATCGTGGAGTGGTGAGCACAATGAAAACATACGCACGCATCGACGCGGGCGCGGTGGCGGAGCTGCTGCGCACGGAAGCGAACCCGGCCACGCTGTTTCACCCGGCGGTGCGCTGGGTGGAGGCCACCGATCCGGCGGTCGCGGTGGGGTGGGTCGAGGTGCCCGGCGGGCTGGCGCCGCCGCCCGAGCCCGCCCCGGGCACCACGCCGGAGCCGGCGCCGACGCTCGCTGCGCTGCACGCGCAGGTGGCCGAGCTGGCCGCGCGGGTGGCGGCGCTGACGGCGGCGCGCTGAGCAAGCCGAACCACCGCCCGAGCAACCAGCCGCCGCCGCACGAACCATCAGCCCGGAGCCGATCATGTCCCAAGGAGTATCGCCCCTCTGGCAGCCATCCAGCGCGCGTTCGGTCGCGCTCGATGGCCTGCTGCCCCTGCCGCGCGGGGTGATGCCGACGGATCTGCCGCCGCTGGTCTGGCCCACCAAGGACCCGGGCGACGTGCTCGACTATTCGCTCGATCTGAGCGCGGCGCTCGCCGGCGACCCGACCGATCAGGTGGCGGCGGTCGGGGTGACGATCCAGCCGAACGGCAACACCGGGGATCTGCAGGCCGGGCGGATCGTCGGCAGCGGGACGAGCGCGGTCATTTGGCTCTCGGCCGGCGTGGCCGGCACGATCTACGCGGTGCAACTCAGCATCGGCACGCTGAAGGGCCGCGTCATCGGACGCACCGTACTGCTGCCGGTGCAGCTCCTGGCGACCATCCCGGCGCCGAGCAACCCGCTGACCACCGACGTCGGCAGCGTGGTGACCGACCAGAACGGCAATCCGATCCTGATCGGCGTCTGAGCCGAGACCGCCTTCGGCCTTGCCGACCCCCGCCGAGATCGCGGCCGCGCAGCTGCCTCCGGCGCCCACGTGCGCGCCATCACCCATTGGACGCTTGGGAGTTCCCTGATGCCCACCGTGCAGCAACTGCCGCCGGCGACGACGGTCAACCCGACCGACGAACTGATGCTCGACCAATCCGGCAACAGCGTCTCCGCCACCGTCGAGCAGGTGCTCGCCGCCTCTTCGCCGGCCATCACCCTGACCGGCGATGTCACCGGCGCCGGCACCGGCACGATCGTCACCACGATCGCGCCGGTGGCGACACCCGGCACGTTCAGCAAAGTCACTGTCAACGCCAAGGGGCAGGTCACGGCGGGCACGGTGCTGGGTGCAACCGACGTGACCGGCGCGCTCGGCTTCACCCCGTACAGCAACGCGAACCCGGCGGGCTACGTGGCGTCGAGCGCGCTCGCGCCGGTGGCGACCGCCGGCAGCTTCGCATCGCTGACCGGCACCCCGACGCTGGGCAGCGTTGCGAGCCAGAACGCCAACGCCGTGGCCATCACCGGCGGCGCGATCGGCGGCGTCGACCTGTCGGCCAACACCGTGACCGTCACGGGCGGGACCGTTGCGCGGGCACTGGCGGCGAGCGCGGGCGACCGCGTCAACGTGCTCGACTACGGTGCCGACCCGACCGGGGTCGCCGACTGCGCGCCCGCGTTCCTGGCGGCGATGACGGCGGTGCCGAGCGGCCATGCCGGCGTGGTGGTGGTGCCCAAGGGCACCTACCGCCTGGCCAGCTTCGTCAACGAGCCGGCCGGGCGGCTGATCTCGATGGTCTTCGACGACGGCGCCAACATCAGCGGCGGCGGCCTCGGCGTCGAGCGGATCGAGAGCACCTACGGCGCCTACAGCCTGCGCCAGGGCGGCGGCGGCTGGTTCGGCTACGCGCCGACCGTCGGCTCGACGCCGAGCCTCGGTTTCCACACCGACATCGTGCAGAACACGTCCAGCAACAGCGGTTCGATGCGCGTCGCCTGGGCGCGGACGTACGGGAACTACAACTATTACGGAAAGTATGTCAGCGGCATCGACATCGCCGAGCAGAACATCTTCTCGTGGCCGTTCCTGTACGACAATTCGTCCGGCTGGGGCCATTGGGAGGTCATCAACGGCCCGACCTGGGACGAGGACAGCGGCGCGCGCGCGCATATCAGCGCCTCGGCCGAGCATTCCGAGTTCGACGTGGCCAACAACGGCCCGGAGGCAGGCTGGAGCTACAAGTCCGGCGTCGGCAACGGCGTGCAGGGCATGTCGATCGACCCCTGGGGCCAGAACGGCAACTACGGCGGCAACATCCTGTTCGCCTATGGCTCGGTCGGCTCGTTCGACGGGCAAGGCGGCGGGCTGAACCTGCGCTGGCCGAGCTATCCGGCAGTGTTCTCCAACGGCAACCCGGGCGCCGTCGCGCGAAACAGCACGATCATCGTCACCTTCGACCTGACGGCGCACGGCACCGCGAGCCTGTCCGGCGCCGGCGGGGTCAACGCGGTTGCGATCAGCAACGGCGGCGGCGCCTACACCGCATCCCCGACCGTGGTGTTCAGCGGTGGCGGCGGTTCGGGTGCCGTCGGCACGCCGGTGATGCTCGGCGGCGCGGTGGTCGGCGTGACGATCACGTCGTCCGGCACCGGCTATACCACGCCGCCCGCCGTGAGCTTCACCGGCGGCGGCGTCGCCAGCCCGTCGGCCACCA